CCATTCCAAGTAGGAAAGTCATTTGTCAGGGTTGTAACTGCCACTACCTTTTCTCCATCCGCGATTGGTTTCGCGGTCTTGCACTTTGGTGTTTCCTTTTGTATTGCCTCCGCCATTGGCCAATGCCACTACGTGAGCAACGTCTTTTCCATCGCCGACTTTTGCTTTGCCGGTCTTGATGGCATCACGCCTTGCGGCGTTGTTTTTTACACGCTTAGCCGTTTCTTCAGGGCGAGCGTTATATTCTTTTTGGTATGCTAACTTTTGTGCTGAAGATTTAGTCATTGTCTTCTCCCAGTAAAAAATGATCGTGTACGGCCACGTCATGAATGAAGTCGTTGATTTCCCAATTCCCAACAATGGTAAATTCAAGTTTGTCGACTTCTTCCCCGTTAACTAGTATGGATTGGCCGGCCATATTTGTGATAATCACATGAAACTTATCACTGTTGTTGCCGCTGTTTAAAGGGTCGGGCTTAATTGCTACGTCTAAGTTGCCTGTACTAAATGCCATCATGCTCTCCATGCGATTTTGTCTAAAAATTCATGCAATTGTTTTGCGTCGTCAACCACTATTGAATACCCACCGTGGCTGATAATCTCGGCTAACACTCTGTCTTGGTTAGCGGTCGTGTCTTTGCGCTTGCCGGGGGCTTTGGTTTCTATTCCTAAAAACCGGCCATTCCAACAACAAATAAAGTCAGGGATTCCGACTTGCCCCATGCCGTTTTGCATGGGTTGGTAGTACCAAATGGTACGCTCTTTAAGTAGCTTGCGCACGGCATCTTTGACTTTGCCTTCGGGTGTCATAAGTAGTTTCTCTTGCCGTTAAAGCTGCAGGTAATAACAGGACACCATGCCTTACATAGACCGGATGATCGTGCAGGCCATTCTTCTTTGTCGTAGGCTCGCTCTAAACGAATTGCCCGTGGCAGTAAGCCTTGCCATACATCGGCTAACTCTTTGCGCATGACTTTCTTTTTGTCTAATTTCTTTTCCTTGAGCCACACGAATACGGTTGTAACTTCTTGCACTTCGGGGTAGTAGTGGAATACGTAAGCTGCGTATAGATCAAGTTGCTCGGTCGGCTTGCGCTTACCGGTCTTGTAGTCCATGACGACTGCGTTCTTACCATTGATGACAACCAAGTCAGCGATGCCTCGACTCCATGCGTTGTCCCAATCTGCAGGTTGAAAGTTCTTGTCAATGGCAAACTTAAGTTCAGCGTGTTTCTCTCCGCCAAGCTTTGCAATTTTATTAGCAATAGGTTGCCACTGCGTCATGCCTTCCGGTAGTAGTTCTCCATGAAGAATGAAGTTTTCAAAGGCCGTATGAACCTTCGTACCCCATACAGTATGTTCTGTAGGCGGCTCTACTATGTCCCGGACCACCTTTAAGTGATAGAACTTTTTTGGACAGCTCTCGAATGAATCAAGTTGGCTGTACGTCCATGCAGGCATCATAAATTTCCAATACATTACGCCCCAACTCATGATTCAGTTGGGATCGAACTACTAATATAGAGGTGTGTATGTGGTTTGTCAACCCCGTGTTTCTACTTAGCGTCGCCGTAGCAATCAGCTATGTCACCTTCAGACCACGTAACCAACTCAGGCCACCACGATGGCGGTGTACGCATAATACCCTGCAATTCTTTCAGTAGTGTGTCGGCGTAGTTTTCGGGCACTACATAAACAAGCTCATCATGCACCATCAGTGTTGGCGACATTTGCGTGCGCTTACGAAACTCAAGAGCGTTACCCGCAATCACATCACGTGCAAGGGCTTGGACAAGATTCTCTACACCTTTCCCGGCATAGATACGTGCCTTGTGTCGGCCTGCTCCATACCACCATTCGTGCTTGCCGTTGTCTACCTCTTTGCGTAGTTCAGGGTAGTAAATGCGTCGACCTGATGGCAGACGAACCGCCTTGTGTTCAGTAACGCACATACCCCATGGATCGATGGCAGTCTCGTTGCCTTGCATCAGATCAATCAGACTCTTCTGAAATGATTTCCACCCATCCACAATGTCCGAATACTGCTCACGCCAGTCGGTCACGATACTCAATGACTCTGCATCTGTAAGCTCTAAGCCACCCATGAGTTTGGCTACACGCTTGAACGTTGGCGCGCCGGCCCCAAAGCCTAGACCTAACTGAGCGACCTTGGCTAGTTGTCGTTGGTCTTTAGTTACCGCTTCTGGTTCAATGTCGTACCTTGCAGCAGCAAACGCTCTGTACAAGTCGGCTTCGGCATCGCTCGCATACATCTCCATAGATGACGGAACCTTCCACAAGTAGTGGTTTACCCTTAGTTCGATGCCGGACAGATCGGCCACGATAACTTTGTAGCCCTTGGGGGCAAGCAGGCTCATGCGTAATGCGTCAGATGGCTTAGGGTTTTTACCTATACGCGGTAGATTCTGCATGTTGTATTGCTCACCCGACCAACGCCCTGTTGTATCCGCACCACAGTATCTAAGCGGTACAGGCAACTTACCACCGCAGGCATCAGCCGCCCGAATGAACGCTTCTAGGCGTGTCTCAAGCAGCGTGGACTTAACCTCAAGCCTAGCCCTTGCAGCCGCAGCAACGATTGGGTTAGGGTGTTCTTGAAGCTTGATGAACTCCTCGTCGGTCTTAGCCAATGCAGGTGTCATCTTATCGGGGTTAGTCGGCGACTGTTTCATGGGAGGCTCAACGCCAAGGCTCGTAAGCAACTCGGAGAACTTGGCCGAACTAGCCAGTTGGGTACGCACTTGCTCTTCGATAGATACTTCGTCCACGATATCGTCGATGCCGATCTGCTCGGCTAGCTCACGTAGTGAGCGACTCTTCTCGGCTTTAACGGACTCCTGTGCCTCCCGGATTAATCTGTAGTCGAGATTGAACTTAGGCTCCACAAGCATTCGTGTAGTCATATCGATCTGAACCATCTCGGCCTTGGAGATACCCTTGGCCAACTCTTTGAACAACTTCGCACACAGGTCTGTATCGACCTTGTTGTACTCTTTCATGGACTCAAGCTCGGATGGCGTGAAGTCGGCTAAGCGTTTACCCTTAGTATTCGTGGCTTCAAGGCTTAGCTTTGCACCAATGTTGAACTCTTTGCTCAAGTTCTTCAGTGATACACCGCAGGTCTTTTTGTACTTGGACATGGCCATGGCTTGCGTACACCCCCACATCTTGGGCTTGATGCCAAAGCGCCATGCAAGGATCATGGAATCAAAGCCGGACATGTTGTGCCCAATGGCAATCTTGTCAGACCAGTCAAGACTATGCAAAGCTTTTCGGATTTTGTCTTCGCCAAAAAATACATCGGTCGGGAAGTTAGCTGCCTTGATAGCCACCGCCTGTATTTCTGTATCAGGGTGCATGACGTATTCTGTCGGGGGCATCCTTGTCAGTGAGTGAGTAGTAGACCAATAGGTCTCAAAGTCTATATAGACAGGTGTCATTTTAGGTTCCTAACTGTTACTTTCTTTGCCCAACATGAAGCACAGTACCATCTACTTGGGCTCATTTGAACACCGCCTTCGGGCGGTCTTCTCTCTTCGCATTTATTACAAAGTTGTAATTGATGGATCGGCTGTCTGCTACCAATATCAATCTGTCGTTTCACAAAGCCGTTCACGCGATCTCCTTCCAGTGTTTTCCGGTTTAGGACAGTTCTCAGGCACGTCAACGACGATCCAAATTGCTGCCAATGTATTGCGGTAGGTTGATTTCTCCCACCGATCGATGTACACGCCAAAGACACTCTCCAATGATTTGTTGACAGAACGAACTTCTATGCCAGTGAGCTTGGCTATGTCGCTTGCCTTCAAACCATCGGGGTGTTTTTTGAGTAAATCTCGAATGATGTTGTGGTTGCTTTTCAAACAACTTCCACTTCTGCATTAGTCTCTATCCATACTCGCGCACCACAAGACAACGGCTTCTCTGAATACACTACCTTGCTTGATCCGTTGATCGTGACCTCGTGGGCATAGCGATTTTCTTTGTATGTCTTGACTGTCAGCACTGGGTCGTTCGTGCCATTCTTAGCGTTAGCTTTTATGACGTGCTGATTAACGTGAATAATTGTTTTCATGGATTCTTTTCCTGTATAGCACGTTCAAGAGCTCTACCAAAGTCCTCCACACTGCCAAACTTTTCTGAGTTGGTATCCCACAAGTGGTAAATCTCTTCTTTGGTCAGGCTCACCCATTCACGTTCTTTCATGGTGTACATCCATGCAATGATGGCTACGATTGCGGGGCCTACAAGCAAATAAAGTAAATCGTTCATTTGTCCTCCAGTTTGAATTTGACCATCTCAGCAGTGATGATGCCATTGACTTCTGACACATCCTTGGCCACGTATGTCGTGGCTATATCTCCCTGCCGTGTGCCGACTCGAACAACGAATCCATTGGCTGCTCGCTCTACTTCTACGAGCCCTTTGAATACAATCATGTTGTTAAAACCAGTTGAGTACGAGTGATTGGAATCAGTAATCGTCCCCATGTTGATATTCATACTTGAACCTCAATTAGTTTGTCCATGTAGTGACGGGCTTTGCGTAGGTCTTCCACACCACCTTTGTCCTGCCAACGTGCGATGTACTTGATGACATTGCCCCACAAGAAGCCTTTGAATTGTTCCTTGGTCATCCATGCTTCCATGGCATCCCACGGTTGTATAGTCTTTGATTGGTAGTGCTCACCACCAACTTGCATATCATTTGCGCTCATCTTGTTTCTCCTTGGGTAAGTTGAATTGCTTTTCTCTTGTATGGTCGATCTTGCCTGTGTAAGGATTAAGGCCAAACGCTTCCATAAACTTGGCTAAGCGTGTCTCGATCCGAGTCAGGCGATCGAGGATGTTTGTTTCTTCTTTCATCCTTCAAATACTTTCTTGAGTTCTAAGTACACCGCTTTGGCTAAGCCAACGGACATACTATTGACGATCTGCTCGGCATTGGGGTTAGGGTTTAGGCTAGGCGCGGCTTTGGGTGCAAGCGCTACGACCTTGGCTTCTTTCTTTTTCTTCTTGCTCTTGGCAACTCGTGCTTCAACGGCTTTGGCCATAAGCTCCCGGCGCTTTTCGATGGTAAACGTGGGATACACAGTTTGAGTTGGTGTGTAACGATACGATCCTTGTCCTTTGGACCTAGAGAGTAAGCCCTTTGACCACATCTGAAAGACGCGACCTGAGACTGGGCCATCGTTATCTAAGTTAAGCGCGGCTTTGGCCTCTTGCACTGTAGACGCAGGGTTAGCCACGAACCAGTTAAAGAGATGCTCCGAGAAGCTTGTGTGCTTGGGGTTTGTATCGACTTCATCTATGTCGTCGAAAGAGATTTGATTTGCTACTGCGGAAAGGGCTGATTTTAAGTCGGGCATAAATACTCCATGAATGAATGAGTGGTGAGAAAGAATTGTGGGGGCGAGCCCCACGTGTGTATATAGGGATGAACCCTTAAGGGTATGGTGTTTCGCGTCGCTCGATCGGCCTACGCACAAGCCATTTGTCACCAAGGCGCATCACTGCGCGTACCCACTGGCGTTGGTTGTGTTGGTTGATATGATCGGGAACCATATCGTTGTTGTACAAGGTACGCGCTCTCTGACGCAATTCAAATTTACTGGTAGGTGTCATGCTGTGATTCCTGATAGTCTTGCAGCAATAGCTGCTGCGGTTAAGGTGTCCACTGGGGTGTCTTCAAGGATTTCTTTCTCACGAACCTTGCGCTCGACCTTACGCTCCACACGCTCGATGTATTCCTTGGGGATGTACATCTTAACGCCCGGCCATAGCTTGAGTGCCTCATTAAGAGACTTGCACTTGCCAAGGAACGCCATGATATCACCCTCGACTTTAGTCCAACGAGCCTTGATTTCTGCGTTAAGTTCGATGCGCTCAAGGTAGTTCAAGACATTCTGCACACCTGCCATGTCTACATTGGCTTCAAGGTAAGCCTTCTTGCAAGAAATCTTAGGCTCATTCCAACGATCATTGTTGGGGCGATTGGTCACATTCTGATTTCTAAACGTGATGGCATGAACAACTTTATTGCCGGCATCGTCGATTGGTACATGAACATTCAACGTGGGACTTGTGTTTGTGGCCAACCATTCAGCAGGCATCTGATCCTTTAGATGCAAGTGACTGCCCCACATGGCCTTAGTCAGGAACCCTGATGTGTCTAACTCGATGGGCTTGCCAACCTCGGCGTTGTTGGTGATAACCTCAGCTTCTCTCATGCGCTTGATAACGTTAGAGACTTGACTTGAGAGTTCTTGTGTGATGTATACGGTAGCCATTTATATTTCCTTTGAGTGATTAAGTAAGAAACCCGCCGAAGCGGGTAGGGTTTAGTCGGTTTGCGATGCCTCGAGAAAGGTATCTACCGCTTCTTTTAGTTGGGTTCGTTGCTCTTGTTGTATGCCCGGCGCTAGCGCCTCACTGCATCGTTGCAAGAGATAGTTGTAGCTATCAATTAGTCCTTTGAGGTCTTCATTCATACAGTTTCTTCCATAGTAAAGTGGATTGTGTCGCCGTAAGGCGCTTCCACATCACTAGAAATACACCATACGACAGGGTAGGCAGGGCTGTTACTCTCACTGAAACTGGTGTAACCATCTGTCAAACAGACGAATACCTCAGGCTCAATACCTTCCTTGGCAAGGAACTCGAAGCCGTATTCCATGTCAGTGCCACCGCCTGAGTAGAACTCTAACTTAAATTCGTCGCCACGTTCAAACACTTTGTGCAAGCGAACACCTGTATCTACATACAGTAAGTGTACACGCTCGGGGTTGCATTGCTCCAGAATCCGAGCCAAGTGACCTTGGTAGTACGACATCTCTTGCTGTGTAATAGAGCCGGATACGTCGATTTGGATGACAACCTCGCCCATCTCTTGGACACGGCCTACGCTAGGCAAGTAGTCTTTGAACCGGCGGTTGGGGCGAGCCCATGAATAGTCTCCACGCACATAGCTTGTCATGTAACGCTCGAGTACGTCATACCATGGTGTGCCGGGGTCAATCAACTCAGCGATGATCTTAGCCAATGCACCGGGCAACTTACCTTGAGCCTTAGCTGCTTGCGCTGCTTGGGCTATCTCGACACGCGTTTCAACGTCAATGCGATCCGCCTCCTCGGGAGTGAGTGGTGAGCCTCGCTCGATAATGTCGTCGCCTGTACCGCCGGGACCGGGGCCATCACCGTCATCCTCAGGCAAGTCGTTGTAGATAGCATCCGTTGTTCTGTCCTTGGAGCCGGGCATGTCCACGCATCCCTTGATTGGATCGCCGATGCCGGCATCCTTGAGCATGTCATTGATCCACGCATCGCCTGCAATGTTCCAACGCTTGGGTGTACGAGAGCCACGACGCAAGGCATGCTGACCCATGATGTGGCCAACCTCGTGAGCCAGTACGAACACGATCTCGTCGACGCTGAGTGTCTCGAACCACTTGGGGTTGATGTATATCTGACCGCGCTGATCGACTGCTGCAGTTGGGATGCTCTCGTCTTCGATGAGTTGGCGCTTCATGAGCATGGATGCAAAGAAGGGGTGTTGTGTCACGATGGACACTTTAGCTTTGTCTAGTGTAGTGATTGCCATGATTAGTCTTTCCAGTTGTGTTGGTTGATACGGATGGGAGAATCTTGATTGAGCATGTTGGATACTTGCTTTGCATTGAATACATCGGATGGGCAACGAGCTTTGACGAACAGATCACGCATCATCTGCACATACACTTTGTCGCTATGGAATCGAATGTGACTAGCTTCACCGGACAAAATAGCATCTATGTCTTGTTGCACTCTAGCCTTCGATCGTTGTATCCATGTGTGATGATCGTTGCCTGTCTGAGTTAGCATGTACGCTGCAAAATCAGCCTTGATCAAGGCACACGCTTCCTCACGAGCCTCTTCGCTAGTGAACTGCACATGCAAGCCCCAGTAGTCACCACGGATATAGGGTAAGTTGAACTGCTCACAAAATACCTTGGCAAGGCGCGATGCATGAGATGACCAACCACCGGTGATGTTGCCCGACTCAATTTGTTTCTGAATCGATCTACGCATCCTCGTGGTGATCTGCGTTGGGTTGAAGTAAATGTCGGCTGTTACACCGGCAGTCGTTAGCATCCTAGATGCCTGATAGAGATTTGGTCGCATCATTGTGTTCCTTAAAAGTTGTATGCTGATAAACGCTCAGTTGCTTCGTCTAGCTTCTTGCGAGCCTCGACACGAGCATTGGCTGAGCCCTTGATGATCTCCACGTTCTGCAGATAGCTACTGGCAAGTTGCTCGATCGCATTGATCTCTTGCACCAACTCAGGTGATGGATCGATAGCCAACTTACGCGCCGTTGTGCATCCCTCAAGCACATTCTCCATGAGTGAATTGTGGAAGCGTTCACCCTTGTTGCCTTGGTACTCGCCAAGTCGTCTCGTTAGATCAGACAATGGTTTGAGCATGCGGTTGATGGTGTCCTCACGTGCCATGGATGCAAGCTCAGCTTCAGCCCTGTCGAACTCAGCCAAGTCTTCCTCGGACAGATCGAATAGGAAGTGACGCTTGTCAGGCATTGGTGTGAACCTCAAGTCACTGCCCACCGCATTACGGAACTGCTCTGCCGTTGGGTACTCATCGCGGTTAGCTCTGCCTGACGCATAGCCACTGTTTCGGAACATAATGTCGTCGCTTACGATTTGGTCGTAGTCCTGATAGCATTGATCGGCTAGCTTCTCCACCACGGCCACACGTTGCTTCATCTCTTGTGCATACTCAAAGTACAGCGTAGAGGGGAGCATCCTTGGACCTGCATCGATGTGGGGTATGGTGTTCTGCTTGTGATACGCATAGACCTCGTTGTGCTTCTTCATCAGCTTGTTGATGGGACTGTTGATATCACGAAACAATTTGTAGATTGCCGTCAGTGAGTTATCGTTGTACTGCGTTTGCAGTTGGTTGGTCAGCGCCTTGTCGCGCTTGGTGAGTGGTGCACGACGTTGCGTGAGCTTGACAAGAATTACCTTGTCGGCGAGTTTTGCGTGTTGCATAGATACCTTTCATTGAGTTAGTAGGATGACTGCTTGTGCCCAGTCTTTGGCTTGTTGCACACTAGAAAAGAACTTCTGTTGCTTGCTTGCAATGATGCGAGCCCTCCACCTTCCAGTCCAGTAAGGCTCGGGTTCATCTTCGTCGTATTTAATAAAGGGTGAAATAACCGCCATGCGTTGCGGTATCTTTTGATCGGGGTCTTGCTTGTACAAGAGTGTGTGGAAATCTTCCGGCCTGTCCATCCACATGTAGCTCACATCAGCACCTCTGCATTGGCAGTAGACCATTCGATAAACGCTCGTGTCGATGTAATCTTAGGCGCTAGCTTGATGGAGTCCTTGATGGTCATCACCGCAAACTCGGCAGGCAGTCGTGCCGTGTAAGACATGATCCGATCGATGTTGTCAACAGTTGCTTTACGTGCAAGCGCACCGGTAATCGCATACCGCACAGCAGGGTCCGTTGGAACCTGCGCACCCTTGGGGTCAAGCAAGAGAGCATCGATGTTAGGTAGTTGAGAGTAGATACGACGGAAGCCAACATACTCAGCAGCTGCACCCTCACCGACCTCACCGATCACATTCTCCAAGAACAGAGATGCATCCAATGAATCAGGCACAAGGTTGACACGCTCCCATGAACGAGGCGTTGGGTTGGCAAAGCGATTGGCATCAAAGTCAGAGATCAGGCCGGGTCTGAATCGCAAGAACTGAATCAGGTCAGTCTTCCAATCATTGTCCAGTGCATACGCGGTCAGGTCTTCGAGATTCTCTTGGAAGTCAAAGCGACGTGTACGATTGGCTAGCTTGGATGTGATGCGATTAGCACCTGACTTGTCCTCGGTACGATTACCAGTGGCAATCTTGAACAGTTGATCTGACAGTTGCAAGTTACCGGCTCGGTTGTCATAGATTACACCGCACAATGCATTCTGCATGGGGATCGGAGCATCGGACAACTCTTCCAAGATCAGACCGACACGGCCAGTGCGTAGCTTGTAGAACTCTTCGGGCGGAACCCACCGAGTGAACTCGCCAGTGTTGTTAGGTGTACCGAGTACATCCACAGGGTCACGCAATGAAGCCGTGAACTCCACGACATGATCTAGGTTAAGCTCTCGCATGATCTCACGAGCACAAGCTGACTTGCCACCACCGGGAGCACCGAGGATGAATGGCACGATCTTGTTACCCTGAGGGGCTTTGAACTGCTCGACAACAGATTTCTTGATGTTTGAATAACGCATAAAGTTCCTTAAGTGAGTGAGTGGTGATTAATTCGGTCGCCATACTAACAAGTCCAGTGCTAGCACGACCAACGCTAGCAAGAACACAACTCTTTCAAATTTATGCCATGTCATGGGAACCTCCGATATGAGCGAATGACTGAATCGTTACGTGGCTCGTTGATGTGTGCAAGCTTGACGTTCACACCCTTAGCCTCCATTGCGTTCATGAACAATTCCATGTCGCAGTCCTCTTCGAGATACGCTTTGTCCCCTTTGATGTATGAGTAACAGCTTACCTCCGAGCGTATGCCCAGTAGATCAAGTTCGTCTAAGCTCACCTCTAGCCATCCATGGCCGGGATCGGTGTGGTATGTGTAGTAGATTGTCGTTGCTGTTGATGGTGTCATGTTGTTCCTCTTGAATGTATATATAGCATCAGGTCTTGTTGCAAACCATCTGCTCAGTTGGGGGTTGTCATCTTGCATCAGCACAGGGGGAGGCCATCCCGTCTTGGTCATTTAGTTCCCTCATGAAATACGTCAATGAATTTTTTGCCATGCTTGTGATACAGACACACGATGCATGACATTAGAAAATAGTTGGTGCTGACCTCGTATTTGTCTACGCGCCAACATGTGCCGAGGAAGTCGGTCAGTTGTATGTCACTCTTGGTCATGGCTCAGGCACGTAGATTGTGTTGCGTGTCTCAATGATCCCGCCTTGGGGATTAAAACTAACGATCTCGCTTGTGCGTACAGTGCCGTTGCCAATGGTCGGGTGATCGACCACCTCTAGTCTTGCACACCAAAATGGTTTCTCCGCACTGTCGTACAGCAAGCACATCATTGGCTCGGAATAGGTTTTGTAGAATACGATTGGTTTCATGTTGTCCTCTTGGGGTTAAGTTGCATTAGCATGGATGGATCACTTATGTATGTCGGTGCTGACTTGTTGATCGGCTGACACATGGATGATTTGCGCTTGAGTTCCTTTTGGGCGATCTTTTCACCACATTGCATACAGGTCGGGCGTTCGTGTTTTGCACGATGGGGTTCTACTCGTACTGCATAGCAACAGGTGCAGATTGGTATGTGTTCATCCATGGTATTACCCGACGTTCTCGATGCTTTCGAGGGCACAGATCACAACACCGCCAAGGCAGAAGCCACCGAATAACAGGGCAGCTTGTTGGAAGTAAGGCACGTCAGGGCTATAGCCCACGAACAGGGAAATGCATGTGGCCAAGGTAAAGCCGATTGCGTATAGAGTTAGTTTCATGGTGTCTCCAAGGAAAGTGAGTGGTGCGCACGAGGCGCACACGAGTTGGATTAATACTAGGGGAAAACCCTAACGATTTAGACAGATCGCTGATTTAGCATTTGATAGTAGGCATGGATTGATGCGTCGATCTCATCCATTGTGCGAGCTTCGATGAAGCCGGGGATATCATCCAAGGTGAATTCTTGTATGTCATCTGCACATGTGTATGTGGGTTCGATGATGGCTAAGCCCATGAGATCAGAGTTTGATGGTGTGCGCATGATAGCTCCAAAGTTGATTAAGACAGTTTTTGGAATCGATTAAGCCAAAATTTAGGGGGCTTGGATTAATTGATTTGTGCGTGTGTATGCCGTGTAACCCGCATGGATTCTAGGTTTGCAGGGGG